CATAGTTAATTCTGATATTTCTAGCTCTTGGACAACCCCCCATTCTTGTGATTTTGATACTGTTAAAGCTCATATTAACGGCTCATCTCAAGGCAACGCTTGTTTGACTTATACTGCTACTAGCGGGGTAGTCAATGGCTACGCTGTTTTGGATTCGGAGCTATAAACATGGATATTACAACAGTAAAAATAATTAATGATGATAACGATAACCACAGTGGCTACCTACTAGACGGTGAATTAAATGTACCACTAGACTCAGGCAACCGTCACTACCAAGCTATACAAGACTGGATAGCAGAAGGTAACACACCTACGGATGCTGACTAATGGATAAGCTTAAACAGTTCTACAAAAGCATAGTGAATGCTAATGGCCCAGCTCAGGTAGTAGGGTATAGCTTCTGGGGAGTTCTCATGGCAGGGATGCTGTGGGACTTCGATCCGAAAGAGTTACATCATCCTCTGTTAGCAGGCTGGGCAGCCCTTAGTGTATTAGTTCTTGTATCATCTATCTGGTGCTCTAAGAAGATTACACAAGAGCTGCTTTTGTTAGACATGGTTGTATCAGCTATTGTCTTAGCTATTGTAGCAATGCACGATGAGGAAGTAATGAGGATCATGTACACAGTACAGAGTGATGGTCACTTCATTAAGAGTTATGTTTCACAATGGTTCACTGTAGCAGGGTTAGCTTGGATGTCAGTACACGGTGCATACTTAGCTAATTTATTACAACGGCAGCGCATGGAGATGGAGAGATTTAAAGATGAACATTGAGGAATTGTTACCCGTCTTTATTGCATTAGTAGGTTCAGCAGGTTTATGGGGTTTCTTATCATTGAAAGCAAAGCACAGTCACGAAAGAGCTTTGAAAGGTGAGACACAGAGCGCAGAGTTTAACGAGACTCTAAAGGAACAAGTCACTAGATTAGACAAGAAAGTAGATAAGTTAGTCTTGGAGAAAGAAGAACTACTCAACGCCATTGCAGATCTAAGATCAGAGCTAGCGGAGGCACGAGTTAACGTACAACATTTAGAATCTATCGTAAGATCAAGGAGCTAGTATGGACAGTAAACTAAAGAACGCAGGTGTAACAGCCTACAACAAACCTAAGCGTACACCTAAGCATCCTAAGAAGTCTCACATTGTTGTTGCTCGTGTTGGTGATAAGACAAAGACTATTCGATTCGGAGAGCAAGGTGCATCAACAGCAGGTAAGCCTAAGATGGGTGAGTCAGCTAAGATGAAAGCCAAGCGAGCTAGCTTCAAAGCACGTCATGGTAAGAACATTTCTAAAGGTAAAATGAGTGCAGCTTATTGGGCTGACAAGGTTAAGTGGTAATGTTTGGTCTACCGATGGAAATGATCACTATGATCTTCAGCGTCCTAGGAGGCGCTGTAATGAAGATGTGGTCGCAGTCACAGTCTGACAAGGCTGAGCAGCAGAAAGCTCTTATACAGCGATTCTCGGCCTCTGAGGATAGTGTACAAGCAGCACGTAACTATCAGAACCCAAATGCACAGTGGATTAGACGTTTCTTAGTAGTATCTTTTATGGCGATGGCAGCTTTCATATTGACTGCTCCATTGCTAGACCTACCCACTGTAGTTCCTGTTGAAGTTACTAGTGGTTTTAAGTTCTTGTTCTTAGATTTTACTAACACAGCAACTGAGTGGATAACACTTGAAGGAATGGTTACTCCTGAGTGGCTACCACACGCAATCATGTCTGTAGTAGGCATGTACTTTGGTCAATCAATCGTAGCAAGAAAATAAACTTCTTGACTTTTTAACGAAAATATGGTATAAATTCTATGAATTACTTACAAGCAATTAACAAAGTTCTAGTTAGGTTAAGGGAACGTGAGGTAGAGTCTGTTAATGAAACAGAATATTCTATTTTAGTTGGTGATTTAATTAATGATTCAATCAATTATGTAGAACAAGCTTGGGACTGGTCAGCTCTAAGAACCACGTTAACTGTTACTACTTCTAATAATGTTTTTAATTATGAACTAAACGGTTCACAGAATAACATTAAGGTGTTAAGTGCAACTAACGCTTCGTCTTATAGTAAATTAAATTATCAAACTGCTGCTTGGTTTGATGAACAGTATCTAACTGACACTCCTGCTACAGGTTCTCCTGATTCTTATTCTTTTAACGGTATTAGTTCTGATGGTGATACATTGATTGATGTGTATCCTAAACCAGATAAAGCTTACACGTTACGATTCAATGTTGTTCAACGGTCTTCTGATTTAGTTGGTCCTGATGAAAAGATAAAAGTACCTTCGAGACTTGTTATATTATTTGCTTATGCAAAAGCTGTTGAAGAACGTGGTGAAGATAACGGACAAACAGGTAACAATGCTTACCTAGCAGCTAACTCTTATATGGCTGATGCTATTGCATTAGATGCCGCTAAACATCCTGAAGAAACCGTATGGTATAGTGTATGAAACAACTCCTTAGCTCATCAATAGCAGCTCCAGGATTCTTTGGACTTAACACTCAAGAAAGTAGTGTAACTCTATCGAGTGGCTTTGCTCTACAAGCAGACAACTGTGTAATTGACTCAGGTGGTCGTCTAGGTGCGCGTAAAGGTTACACCTATCAGACAGCATCAGGAGGCACAGGATCTAATATAGAAGGTATACATGATTTTGTAGGTCATGCAGGTCATATTGATTACGTGTCATGGGGAAATAATAATTTATATAAAGGAATAGGTACGCTAACTCCTTTGACTCTTCCTTCAGGCTACACTATAACAGGTAACGAATGGTCTGCTGCTTCTCTAAATAATAATGTTTACTTAGTACAGGAAGGTCACGCTCCTTTAAAGATCTCTTCTACTTTAACAGTTGCAGAGCATAATCAAGGAGGTGGCTCTAACCACTCTCTCCCTGACGTATCTTGGATTACTACTGCATTCGGTAGGTTGTTTGCTGCTGGAGAAACAGGGGATCATCACACGCTTCACGTTTCAGATCATGCTGGTGATTTTTCCAATTCATCTTCAACTGGAGCTGTTATAGATTTTAATGAAATCTGGACTAACGGTGGTGATGAACTTATAAGTGCTCACGGGTTTAACGGAAGGTTAGTTGTTTTCTCTAAGCGTTGTATTGTTATTTTAGACGATGGAAATAGCACTGACTTATTATTTGATACTGCTTCTGGAAGCTTAAGAGTTGTTGAAATATTAGAAAACGTAGGATGTGTATCGAGCAAGTCTATTCAGATTGTTGGTGATGACATTTACTTCTTATCTAACACAGGTCTTAGATCTTTAAACCGTGTAATCCAAGAAAAATCTAACCCACTTTCTGATTTATCTGTTAATGTCCGAGATGAGTTAGTAGACATAGTTACTACTACAACACATGAAGAAATAACTTCTGTCTACTCAGCATCAAATGCTTTCTACTTGTTAATCTTTCCTACGACTAAGTTGGTTTATTGTTTTGATACGAGAGGTAGGTTAGAGAACGGTGGTTTAAGAGTTACTAAATGGATAGATGTTCCATACTTAAGTAGTATGTCAGCATTCAACGGTGACTTATATGTAGGTTTGGAGGATGGTATTGGTAAGTACACAGGCTATCAGGACAATGGCTCTGATTACTACATGGCTTACAAAACAAACTATTTTGATTTTGATCAGCCTACAACTAACAAGATACTAAAGACTGTTGGAGTTACTCTTATTGGTGGTAGTGGACAAAACTTTACTATAAAAGTAGGCACTGACTATACTGATCAACCTCGTTCTTATAACAGAGCAATTAAACAAAGTTCGTTTTCTGAGTATGCTAATGAACTTGTTGCTGCCTCTGAAGCATTTACATATGGTCCTGACACCAGCGGAGAGACTTACACATATGTAGATTTAGGTGGAGTCACTCAGACTGCAACAACGGTGGCAGGTGATGCTGAGTACACAGGTGGAGGATTAACTGATCGTGTTAAAGCTTCTGTTGGTGGACAAGGTAGTGTACTTCAACTAGGCTTCGAGGCTTATATAAGTGGGAACCAATTATCAATTCAAAAGTTTGACGTTTATGTTAAGCAAGGGAAAACTAACTAATGAGTAATTATACTAAGTCAACTAACTTTGCTGTTAAAGATAGTTTAGCAGCAGGAGCAGCAGCCAAGCGTGTACGTGGTACAGAAATAGACGATGAGTTTAACTCACTTGCAGTAGCTGTTAACTCAAAAGCTAATACTAATAATGCTGTTTTAACAGGTGTCCCTACAGCGCCTACTGCCGCATCAACTACCAACAATACACAGCTAGCTACAACAGCTTATACGACAGCAGCTATCAATGCTATTCCTGATGCAGGCATAGGATCTGTTGTAGTTGATGGAGCAGCAGGAGCTATAGGTAAAGACATTTATATTAATACTGCTTCACCTACGTCAAGTGATGGTGCTACAGGAGATGTATGGTTTGAATACTAAAGTTAAAAACTCTAGTGGCTGGCAAGAAGTCGATAAAGTATACGGCAAAACCAGTGGCGGTTGGCAACAAGTAAAACGTATCTATGGTAAAACTGCTGGAGGTTGGCAGAAAACTTACGAGTATGAGTGGGAATACACTATACCTACAGGCACACATACTAACTTTGATATTGACACTATATCAGGCATAGATAAATTTCATAATGTTAGAATTATTATTCCAAGTGGTTGTATATTAAAAGCTTCATCAGCATCGTACGCAGGTCTTTATACAGGCAGTGGGTATACTGGTAAACTCACTATTGTAAATAATGGGATTATTAGGGCCATGGGTGGTCGAGGCGGTAATGGTGGTAGTGGTGCAAACACAAGCAGCTCTGCTAATAACGGCAGTAACGGATCTGCTGGTGGTAATGCTATCTATGTCCAATCTGCTTTTACTATGGACAACAATGGCTCTATTATCTACGGTCGCGGTGGTGGCGGTGGTGGTGGCGGTGGCAGAGCGCAAGCTAGTGCTACTGCTAAAGCTGGCGGTGGCGGCGGTGGCGGTGGTTTTCCTGATGGCGGGGCTGGGCTAGCAACTTACACTTCCTCTGGCCCGGGAGGCAACGGAGAAAGCAACGCCACTAATGGTACTGCGGCATCTACTACTGCTAACGGTAGTGGTGGTTCAGGTGGCTATGCTAACGCACAGGGTGGGTTTTTTGGCGCAGGTTCTACTGTTAATGGAGGTAACGGTGGAGCCGCAGGACAATCAGGAGCAAGTGCTTCTGGTGGTGGTGCAAATGGTACTTGGTTTGGTGCTGGAGGTTCTGCAGGTGCTAACGGACAAACGTACTACAACCCTTACAACTACACAATTACACAAATTTAAATAGGAATATAACATATGTGGCCTCAATTATTAGCAGCTGGACTTAGTGCCGTAGGTGCTTACCAAGCTCAGAAAAAATTAGGACAAGCGTCTGACTCTCTACAAGGAGCAGGTCAGAAAGCTTTTGCAGAAGGACAGTACAAACCTTACGGTGTGACAACAGGAGCAGGTACAGGTTCTTTTAAAGATGGTAAAGCTTCTTTTGAAATGAGTCCTGAATATCAGCGTCAACAAGACACTATGTTTGGTGTAGGGTCTGATGCTTTTGCTCGTATGCAACGTGGATATGGTGACTACTCAGAAGATCTGTATCAGCAACAACGTGCTTTAGGCGCAGATGCTCGCCAAGCTGAAGCAATTCAATTAGGAAACTTAATGAAAGGCTCAGGAATGGGAGGCTTGAAAGTATCTGGTCAAGCTCTTGGTGCAGGTGAAAGTAGCGGTATGTTTAATCCTCAAGCATTAGAGTTCTCTCGTGCCTTTGCTGAGCAAGATGCTAGAGATCGTCTAATGGCAACTCAAGCAGCTGATGCTCGTATGGCTCAAGACTACTCTATGGGTTCTGGCATGTTCTCTCAAGGACAAGGTATGGATGCTGCTGCTCTTGCTAATTTAAGTTTAGGTGGTCAGTTAGGTTCTCAACAATCGGCTGCTAATAATGCAGCAATGAATAACTATGTGAATGCTTACACAAATGCAGCTGGATTGACTGCTAGACGAGGACAATCTATTGCAGGTGGTTTCTCAGCATTAGGCAGTGGCTTAGGAAGTTTTGGGGGCACAAACCAAACACCTATTTCTTCAGGCCCACAATTTACTTCTTTAAATAATACTTATGATGCTAAAGGCAATGCTAATCCTTTAACATTGGCACCTTAAAACTGGGAGATAATAATGGCTAGTGATGTAATGAGTTTATTTGGGATGAACCCAGCTATGATCCAACAAAACCGTCTTGGGGCTAGTATTGATCAGGCATCTCGTATGAGTGCTGATTATGCTATAGGTGCAGCAGGTGGTGCAGGATTGGCTTCAGGTATTAATAGTCTGTTTGGTTTACAAACTCCTGAGATGCAGCAAGCAAGTAATATGCAAAGTGCTTTACAAGGTGTTGATTTAAACACTCCTGCAGGTCTTAGGAAAGCAGCTCAGCAGTTAAGTGCTAGCGGTGATTATGGAAGAGCTATGTCTTTAACTGCCTCCGCTAATAAACTAGAAGCAGATCAACTTTCTGTTACTCAGTCTGCTGAAGATAGAGCGTTAGGTAAATTATCTTCAGTAATTGTTAGGGAGGCAACTGCAGCAAATCCTAGGACAATGGCTGAAGGATCACCTGCTGTAACGCACTCTATTCGTACTTACCCTGATGGTTCAGTATTGAACTATACAACAGGTAAAAAGTACGCCTCTGCGGGAGAAATGATGGAGGCTATTAATGGAAATAGAATCACTCCAGCAGGGAATAATGATGTTACTCATTACTTTAGCGGTGGAAAATGGAATGAAGCTAGCGGTTCTGGGCAGGACAGTGCAGGTACAGGTGTCGCTGGTTCTTCTGGGGGCTTAGGTGTAGTTGATAGCTTGGGTGCCTCAGGCGACTCTAGTGACTCTGCTGAAGAAGCTCCTCGTCAGCCTGATTTTATGAGACCACAAATAAACAAGATTGAAGAAAGAATCGAGGACATTAATAATTTAATAAGCGAAACAGGTGATTCCACTTATTTAGATCCTATTTTAAAAGTTGCTAAACAAGAATTAAAAGAGGCTAAGGAGCAAGAGCTGAATGTAAGAACTAAACAAGAAGCTGACGTTACGGAATCAATAGAGGCGCAGTTAGAAGTTATTAAAAATATGGCAAAAGTAAATAACAAAGGGCAGTCTGTCGTGATCAACAGCCCCGCGGTAAGCCAAGCTAGAATTAAACTCGACAGACTGTTAAAACAGTTTAAGATGCTGACAGATGAAGAATACTCCTTAGAGGAAAAGTAAATGATCTATGTGAATCATGATACTCTTGGAAAACTAGCTTTTGAAGATGGCACTTCTAAAGAAGTAATGACTAATGCCATAGTCGAATTAGAAGCAGAGCAGGGTGAACAGTATGGTGTGTTAGGTACGTTTGCTGATCAAGCAGGTAGATCTTTCAGTTCTTCTTATAGAGGAATTAAAGATTTTATTGGCGTAGAAAAAACGGCAGAGGAAGAAGAAGAGGATCAACAAGCTGAGTATATATCTAGGGTGCAGATGGAACAGAATCCTATCTCGTCTGTCCTAGGTATGTTTGCAGGAGGCATAGCAGATCCTATAACTCTACCAGCTTTTGCTTTGAAGCCTCTTACCTTTGCATCTAAGGTAGGTACTTTTGCTGCGAGAGGTGCTGCTCAAGGCTTTGCAGGTGGTGCAGTAGAGCCTGTATACGAGCAGTATGGTGACTCTACTGTTGCTAACATCTTTGCTGGTACTGTCTTAGGTACTGGCTTAGGTGCAGGTATCGGTAAAATATTAACTAAGTCTGGTAGTAAGGTTGATGACGAAGTTTTAGAAGGGGCTGATAGTGAAGCTGGCAATGGCACGAGTACAGTAATTACTAAGGACGCTTCTCAAAAAGAAATCAAGGAGCCTATTCAGGGTAGCTACAGTAAAAGCGTAGAGGATATTTTAGTACCCGTACGTACTGTAGATCAGGCTAATGCTAAAATACTAGAGGAGCTAGAGTTAGAGGCTAAAGGCGCTCCTTCGCAACGTCAGCTAGATGATCTTAATGCGCTACTAAAGACTGCTAAAAAAGAATCAACTCAGTTAGGCACTATACTAGGTAAGCTTACAGCAGGCAGAGCTAAGGCAGGTTTAGGTAAAAGAAAAAAGATACCAGCTAAATCTGCGCAGGCTAAAGTCATAGAGGCTAGGGCTGTCGAAACTAATAATAGGATTAAACAATTAGAGCTGGAGATTGCTGAAGGAACTACAAAAAGAAAAGCTGTCATTAATTATGAGAAAGCTAAGTTAGGTAAGTTTAGTAAGGTAGAAGGGTACGACCAACGGTTAGCAAAAGCTACTGCTCCTCTTCAGCGAACTCCTATGGCACAGGCAGTGCGTACACAACATGCTGCTCCAACTGCTGCTCCTACCTTTGCCGATGCTAGACCAGTGCTAGCTAGGAAGTTAGGTCTTACTCCTGAAGGTGGTAGGAGGTTTAATCAAAATGATAGTGCAGGTGCGCAGCGTGTTAATCAAGATCCTTTAGTAGCTGAACAGTTTATGCCTCGTAGTACAGTAAAAAGCACTCAAGGGGTTGTGGATGGTAAATTCAATGGTGAGAACAAAGAGCCTATTGTTCCTATAAAAATATCTGATCAAGCTAGAGCGGATATTAAAGATGCAGAAGCTAAGTTAGCTAAAGGTAAAGGACTCACTCCTAAAGAAAGAGAACGATATGAAAGGGCACTTAAAGAAGAGGAGCTTCTTCTTGAGTACGAAGATAGCTCTGCACAAATCGCTGCATCACGAGGTCTAGATACTTACGCTAATAGGTTTGAGGGCTTTGGTAGATATACTTTTGAAAACATTCAAAGAAGATCTAATAAATTTCTCAAGGATGAAAACATTGAGAACCTAGATGACATGGTTCGTTATATTTTAAGTAATCCTAACAAATTATTTAATGCGGCTGAGCTTAATGGTATGAGGGATTTGCTAGTAGAAGTAGATCAAAAACTATTGGACCTAACTATACTTACTCGTAACACTGAGAACATGACTGACGCTGAGGTTGCCCTACTTCATAATGACATTGATGTATTTTATGGTATACAATCATGGTTCAAAGGACAAGGTAGTAAGGCTGCTGGTGTATTCACAGCCCGTAAAAAACTATACAAAGACATCGCAAATAATCGTGCGATTAAACAGCTATACGCAGGAGTAGAATGTTAATGGCTAAACTGGACCCTAAATGTAGAGTAGCCGCTGATACCAGTAGTTTAAACGCTGCTGTTATAAGTAACTTATCTCCAGAAAAGCAAAAAGCATGGATGAACGCTCACCTTAAACGTAAGGATGATAAGGTAAGTTCTTTTTCAGTAGGCTTAGACGTAGCTATTAACGCTATGTTATCAGGCTTAGGTACTCCTCTAGTAAACATGTTCTCTGTTCTTATACAACAGACTCTTAAAAACAGTAACGCTACTATTGGAGTAGCCTTAGACTCTATTGGTTTGACTAACGGTGGC